CGGTAACTCCAGTTGCAGTCAATAAACCCGTAGCTGAATTAAATGTTAAATTATCACCAGACTTTGGTCCTAAATCACCAGTTGCCGCTGTTGAAAACAACGGAAAACATGTTATATCCGTACTCTCATCTGCAACAGTTATAGCTGTAGCTATAGCCGCAGTACCGCTTGTACTCTGGTTAAGGGTAGGGAACGACCCAGCCGCTGATGCACTTGTTAATACTTCTTTCCATACTGCCATTTTATACTCCTATGTATATACTTGTGCCATCAAAATATAAACTTCCAGCAACCGCTGTTGGTGTACTACCCTGAGTAGCAAGATTTAAGACTCCATTGTAATCAATGGAAAATTTTTCCACACTATTATTAGAAAATGAAGCCAGTATTCCACTAGTTAATTCCCCAACACTTGGCGCATCAGATGAGTTCCATTCGAACCTGCCATCATTATCTGCATCACCTACACTAGCAAGATGGAGTAAATCAACATCTGTACTACCATTATCATGTTTTAAATAACCCGTAGCAGTATCATAAAAAACAAGTTTTTTGTAAACATCTTTAATTAGATTGGGACTAGAGAGTGAACCCGCCATATTATGCCCTCGTATAAGTTGTGGTTGCTGAAGAAACCCTAGAAAAAGAAGGAGATAAAGCAGTAGCAATTCTCACAGTACTAGGGGCTGTTGGACCAGTTAGCCTGGTATAAAGAAGAGTGCCCTCTATATCCTCAAAAGAGACCGAAACATTATCAAAGCTATAGGTTAAAGTGTCAAAAGACTTTTTACCTATGCCTGAAAAAGCACTCCCTCCAGTCCTGCCTACTCTCTTAAAAGTATACTCATTAGTATCTTGCCGTACATAAGCCATTAGAAATCAGTCCCCTGGATAATCACAGAAGTTCCATCCCGACCTTTATAAGAATAAGCCCTGCCCTGTTTTAAGCCAAACTCATATTTATCAAGGAAGTGCTTAGCAAGTGGAATAGTTTCAGCCTGTCTTTCATATCCATTTGCTATTACACGATTAATAAGAGCCTCATGAAATTGCTCTGGAATCTCACATTCTTGTGTCATCACATTAGCATCAGTAATTTGAAGATTTGATTCTAATGAAACCCCTAAATATAAATCATTTTCTACCCAACCATCACGTTCAGGAACCTCACCTGAAAGTAAGAATTTATCAGGACGCTGAATATAAAGAAGATGAACCAATGTCCCAGTTGTGGTCGGAGATGTAAATTTATCTGTATCAGCATTATAATATGCCAATAGGACACTATCTCTTTCTGCCCACCAAAGCCACTGGCTAATATTTAAATTTTGTCTTTCCATTAAATCAAGTCTCTGGTTACTGGTCTACCTATCAATTTCTTGATTGTTTTACCATCGTAATCTACTGCTTTTATTTTAATTATATGCTTTTTCAATTTATAAACTCGCTGGTCTTCAACAGTCGCAAATTCATCAATAGACTCAATCATTTCGGTTCTAAAACAAAAGTCATTCATAGCATCATTCAAAGAACGAACAATCTCAGTTATGCCCATATCTGGGTGATGTTGCTGTACTCTTTCTACCATTTCTTTGAGTTTCATTAAATCTGTCCCTCCACCTTACTATCACTAACTCCACCCATCCCCTGGTTTCGTAAAAACTCAGTCTTGACATTTTTCAAGACCTGCATCTGAGCATTGAGTTTATTCATTATTGCAGTAGCTCTATTAAGCTCCTGACCCACTGTCTGAAGAGTTACCCCTACCATGTCCTCATCCTCATCAACCAACCATTCCTGTACACTGGTAAAAGTAGATTCTGAATCACCGCCAATGCTATCAGCAGTATCAATCATATTCTGAGCCTTGTCTATAGCATCTTGAAGTTGATTAATCTTTTCTACTAAAATTATATCAGATGCATGAAGTACAATATATTGTTTCCAAAGGTCAGGGAATAGTTCAGAGGTTGTATATTCAGTACCAAAAGCAGTCTCAGTATTATCTTTTATAGTTTCATTAGAATCATGTATTGTTTTAGCATCGCTATTGTATACTAAGTACATAAACCCCTTGGTAGATGCATCCGTGGTTGCTGTATCTGGAAATATTCTTAAATTAGATTCAAAATCTATTAAGTATGCTGGGGAATATGGTTGAGCAAAATATATACTCTTAGCATTTGTTATATCATAAATCTGTTCAGCGGAAACAGGGAGACATACATAACTCCCCCTAACTATCTTGACAACATCAAAAACATTTTTAATTGCCAAATTATATCCCGCACCCATTGATGTATCAACTGGTTGTTTCCTTGCAAAACTAGATAGTAGTGGCGCATTATTTACCTTAATAACACCAAGAGTATGGTCAACTGCTTGCTTTATAGCATCAGTCGTATTGAGCCCACTTATTGAACCACAATATTGTTGCATTTTAGAAGTGAAAGCCATATGCCCACCTAATCGGGGGGAAAAAATCCCCCCGATTGTTATTGGTTAGTACCCTAAGTCCACTTCATAACAGCGTGGGTTTCAGGAAGACTAATCTCAAGACCTGCTTCGGTCATGACCATGTCTTTCCGTCCATCTACGTTGTTATTCTGTACGTTAGTTACGATATGCGTATCACGGGATACGCCATTACCAGATAACGGGCGATACTTAACATTAGCCATATCAACAGCAACTGCTAAGTTCTCGTCTTGACCCCTGAACAGAGGCTCAGCTACAAAGTGCAAATTACCAAAAATGGTATTAATCTTAGTCACTTCGTGACCAAAAGCACCTTTAATATTCTGAGCATCTAATCTGTAAGAAGCAGTAGTAAGAGTGTTGCCCAAGAAGGAATCAGCATCCAACTTGTTTAACCAAGCTATAATCTTGCGAGAGCAAAGAACAAGCTTGTCACCACTATTTCCAGATTCAGGAGCAAAGAAGTCCTTCATTGCATCAATAAAGTCACCATACACAGAACCTGCATAAGTAAAGTTAAAAACTTTACCATTAGCTTCTGTATAAGGGACTATACCATGCGAATACCTAAGAGGTCCTGAGCCACCCTCATTAGCGGCACCAATGCCAAAAAGCATAGCATGCTCAATGTCCATTTTGTGCTCCATGAGTTTATCAGCCCATACCCGACGATATTCATCAGGACGTCCACGATAGCGGGTGGCAAGAGAAGTACCAGAGAATAACTGAATAGCTGTCTTAAAAATCTGACAGTATCCTTCTCTATCATACAGTTCGTCTTTCCAGCCCTCGGGGTCAGTTGTTCCCTCACCCCATGCGCTACCGATAACCTGACCTTCTGTACCTACTTCAATATCAGTCTCAGCAACTGTTTCCAGAGCTGTGGCTGTAATCGATGTATAGGTAGCGGCAGTACTTCCATTATAAGCGGCACTTACTCCATCACCTGCTGTAACAGCAGTGATTTTCATAGCTTTGCCACCAATCCGCACAACTTGTCCTACTAGGAGAAATTGAGGAGCGGCTGTGTTAGTTCCACCACCTAAGGTTAGGTCATTCCCGTACTTATCGTAAGTACATACAACTTTCAAAGTGTCAGCCGCATCCTTAGCGGTTCCATCATTGTCAGTCTTAGAAATAAAGTTACGACGTTGCCATTGATGACGCTGTTCAAGGAACTTGAATACGGGGTCGTCAGTAGCTGACTTTGCAACTTTAGATAGATAGACAAAAAACGGAGACTGCTGAGGAGCAAGCTCGGAGACTCTCTGACCGAAATTGAAAATTCGGCGGGAGTCATTGATACTTACACCTTGCGGTGCATTACCAGTACTATTACTATATGCCGTAGCCATAGTTAGTTACTCCTTTCCCTGGATTAAGTATTCCAAGGATTTCGTTTGTTGTAGTCACTAATCATAGAATCAACAATGGAGTTTTCACTATTAGAATCAGGTGATTTCGTCTGAGCCGGAACTACCCCCATAGGGCTAGGCACACTTTGCGCTCTCTTCCTCTGTTCGAAACTATCCGATTGGGGAGTTTCTGTCAAAGGAGGATTTACCGGAGTAAGATTTCCACCATTCTGCAATCTATATAATTGGAAAAGATTATCAACAGTAATATTATTGGGGTCATCCATAACCTCTATAAACTTATTAATCTCATCGGGCGATGCCTGATAAGATTCAGCTAGATGTTGTGAAATCTTCCTCATATTACTATCGTAAGCTTCCCTATCCGCCTGTTTCCTTTGAATATCCTCACGCTCCTTATTCATCTTTTGTCTCTCTTCTTCTACAACGGCTTGAGTGTATTGATTATAAAGACGATTGTACTCGTCCATATTATCTCTCCAGCCATCCATAGCATCAAGATACTGAGCTGAATCAGAGCTTGGGTCTTCATAAGCATCAGACCTACTATAACTAGGAGGTTTCTGAGGCTTTTCGGGAGGCGGCGGGAACTCCATTTTTGGTTCCTCTTCTTTCTGAGGCTGTTCAGCCGGAGCCTGAGATTCAAGTTTCTCTAGTCGACCAACGAGTTCCTTGTTCTCATTTCGGGCTTTATCAGCTTCAGATTGCCAATATTGATAACGCTTGACATCATTATCAACGTCGATAGGTTCTGCCGCTTCCTGTTGAGGTCCTTCCATCAACGTTCTTTCCTCTAATTGAGGATTAACTGGAGAAGGTTCTTCAGGATTCAAAGGCTCTTCCTGAGCCTCCTTATTTGCACGGAAAAAGTCATCTATCAAGCCAGTGTTCTCCTGCTGGTTATTCTGAGCATCAATAGTTTGCTCAAAAGCAGACTCGGGGGTCATTTCTGGCTGTGAAACTATGGGTTCTTGTTCGATGCCCGGAGAATCCGGGGTAATCTGTTGTTCCATTAGTATTCCATTCCTTGTGTTTTCGTGCCTCTACTTGGACTTAGAGGGTGACGATTGTTGTTTTGAAGAACGAACTGCTTCACGCACCTCACTCTTCACCTGTCCAAGAGCATCATCAAGGCGTTTCTCGAATAGTTTGCCGGACGCTTTGCCCTGGGTTGAAACCTTATCGAGGTCTGCCTTAAATTTTTCTAGTTCAGCTCTCTGTTTAGCATGATATACTTCTCTCTCACGAGTCTGCATATCACCCTTGAGCTTTTTAATTTGTTCTTGAGCTTCGTTAAGCTGAGATTGTAGTTTCCCTACCATATCAGTCCTTTCCATTACTCCTTCCATGTCGAAGACCTCTGTCTTCTTTAAAACTTCCTGCTTATCTATAACTCCCTTTTCATAAGCATCCATATAAAGTTCAAGCTGTGCATACCTATTTGTAGGCAATGTCGAACCCGTAACTACAATAACATCGTAACTTCCACGGGATATGTCATTCATTACTTGAACTTCGCCGCTTTTATCATCATATAATTTCTTATTAATAGCAATCTCAGACAAGGAATTATTCGGCTGAACTAATCTAATAATTTTCTCAGCTTGATAAAGCTGTTGCATGAGAGGAATAGCTATTTTACCAATACGAACAAGTCCCGTTTCTATATCCTGTAACTTAGACTTTATCTTCCTCTGTCCAAATTCATCAAGAGCTACAGTAGCCTTATATGTATGAGGTGCCGCTTCAGAATTACCCTGCATTAACTCATAAAGACCAAGTGCATGGTCAATATCACTCTTGGCAAGCGTTTCATTCTGATAAAGATTATTAGGTAATGGCGTAGGAGCTATTGGCTGTGGAGCACCATTATCCATATCCACCTCTATAGCTACACCAGGCTGTGACCATCTTGTCTCAAAATCCTGCATATCTACAGAACCGGATGGTATTAAAATCTTTGTGTTCGTACTGGTAGTAGCATGAGCAATAATTAGAGACCGTGTCTTATTTATATATTCCTGAAGGTCTTTAACCATCCTGACATCAGATACCGGGTAGGGTGTTCTGTTGTGAATGTTCATAAAAAACACAATAGGATAGTTTTCTATTGGCAATATGCGGGAGTATAAGTATTTATCTCCCATGATGACGCACATTTTGACCCTCTGGACAGGTACAGACACGGTCTCAATCATACCCTGCTCTACTAAGTCAGCATAGGTTAATTCTTCAATCTGGGGGAGTGGAGGCGGGTCAACATCTTGCATCTTTGCCTGTTCAACAGCTTTTTCATACTGCATCATCATCTGGTCTATAATGCCCTTAGCTTTCTGAGCATCAGTAAAAATCTGACCATTTACAGCTATAGCAGGTCTAGAAAGATACTCTTCCATATCCTCTTCAGGATAAACCTCTTCAGTCTTATCTATATTGTTCTTTACATGAAACCGCTTTACCCAAATCTTATAGTAACGCTCAAAACCCCTTATATACTCAGAGTTCTCTCCAAAGTTCATATCTGTCTTAGTTTGAGTATCCTCTGGGAAAACAATTCCTTTATCATCCACTCTCTGAGTAGTCGGTCTATCAGTATGAAGGTCACTCTGAGAATTTTCTATAGCATCCTTATACATAGGATACATCTGCATAGCCTGTTCCTTGGTGAACATCCTACTAATAACAATATTCTCCGCATCATCACCAAGTCTGTCACGGGCATTGGGGTCTATATAAATATCAAGAGGGTCTACGTCCTTAATACAAACTTCTCCCCTGCCATAATCTTTCAAGGGGTCAACATAAACCATCATACAACCCAAACCCATTGTGTAGTAGTCATCTATGCAGTTGCGGAGTGCCTGAGTCCCATCTGATATGTACCACATGTATTCGAGTAATCCATTAAAGACCTGTGCAACTTTATTATCTGAATCTTCACGAGGAGAGACTCGAAATTGCGGTTTGCCCGAGGTAAGTAAAGCCTTTGCGGCTTCGACGGCAGGATGGATTCGGTTAACGACGAGAGGTGCTTGACCCCTTTCAAGTAAAATTCTTTGCTGTTCAGCAGTCCATTGCCGACCTAAACGGAACTCTGCATCTTCCTGAGCTTGTTGTGCCCAAGTTTCACGTTTCTGAGAATACCCCCGCCAAATTGTACGGGTCTGTTCAGCTATGTCTTCAGGAACTTCCTGTTCTTTTTCAACGTACGCCATCGTACGAAGTTATAAATTACATTGTCATCCAATCAAGGAATTTATTAGATGTTTTTTTCTCATCAGAATTTATGTATTCCTTTTGCCTACATGGTCTAATTCCTACCATTGCGTAATATATAGCATCGAGTATATCATCATGTTTCCCCCTGGGATAAGAAAGAAACTCTTGCTGAGCAACTAAATCCTCTGGTCTAAAGTAAAACTCACCCCTAGCCAAGGGGGCTACCAAGGATAGCAATCTCTCAGACTTTCTTTGTCTTGGTTTTATGCCTTTTTCGAGTCCTGGTATATACAAAGACTGCTCAAACATCATTTTTCGTACATTAGCCCTCAATGCTTCTTGGTAGCCCACAGTCTCAATTTTCATACGCTTTGGGCTGAACTTTTTAAAAATATCAATAATTTTCTCTGGCTGAAGCGCAGGGTCCAGCTTATCACGGTAAATATCGATAATATAATTGTTCCCATCATTGTCAATGCCAATAGTAGCAATGACAAAGAAATCACTCCTAGCGGCAAGAGAAGAAGCAGGGTCAATGCCGCAATAGATATCAACAGGCTTTCTAACTGTATCCCCATCGATTGTACGAGTGATAAGATTCTGACCTCCTTCCCTCTTGTAAGTATAGTGGTGTAATTTGATATATTCCGGCTTAAATGGCGCATTGTCTGGTGATTGTGCTTCATTCATATACTCCTGATAAAATCCGTTTAAATTCCCTACACTCTCAAATTCCTCTTTTATCTGCTTTATCCTGTCTATTGGGAACCTTTCCTTCCATATACTATCGCCATGTTCGTCCCAAATAGAAAACCACAGTACATGCCACGCAGTACTTTCCTTAGCCCAATATAAAAAACAATCCTCGCTTATAACCGTACCAATTAGAACCACTCTACCGTCATCAGAAAGAGACGGGATAACAGCTTCTGTCATCCACTTCCTGTTCTTGGCTCGCCCCTCGGCGGTAGCCGCATTTAATTCTGACTCATAGTCGTCTACGACTATAAGATTAGGTCGAGTGTCGCCCTCAATAAAACCACGAACACGCTGACCCGTACCAACAGCCACAATACGTGAGCCATTAGCCAGAACAATATCATTGTTAGTCCATCTCTTTGCTGTTGTAGGTCCATAATCTCCAAACATCTGAGTAAAATTCTTTGAATTTTCCAGATGATACTTGATTCTAGAGAGGAAATTAATGCTTTGTGACTGCGATTCCGAGATAATAACTATAAATAGGTCCCTGTCTGACGGCTTAAAGGCGACTTTGTGCAAGGGGAGGATTAAGGAGGTCACAGTACTCTTAGCCGTCCCTCTCGGAGCCGCTATTAGTACACGCCTTAAAGTCTCATCAGACAGGGCTTTATATATTTCATGATGGAACGATGGTACAGAACGATTTAAAGCCGATGGGAACATAGTTTTCCCAAAAAGACCTATATTCCGCTTTAATTTCTTTAAAGCATTCTGCTCTTCCCATTGTTTCTCGAAATTCTTACTCTTCTTCATCCGATACAGGTTTTTCTATCTTCCTTGTGGCTATTAACTTATTTTCTTCCTCATTTATATTATCAATGAGTGTCTTAGTCTGCACAGCCTCTATCCTATCTGTAGTAGTTACAGTCTCCTTGTCCTTCATCCCATGTATTTCCATACCATCATTGACAAAACCCCTGATTGCATTAACATCCTTCTTATCCTTCGCCATATCAATACCATCCTTCATCAAATTTACAAAATAATCAGCATCCATAAGGTTATCTGCTAGTAATTTCTGCGCTTCGTCTCTTTTCATACTCTTGAAAACCTCCGTTCTCATGTGACGCCTTAATTTACGTCTTTTTGAAGCACTCACGCTCCCATAAACTTTATCTATAGCAATATCACGGTCTTCGGTTAAAGCCGCCCATAGAGCTAAATCCTTGTAATCTTCACTACCACAGCGCACTTCAAGCCAGCTTTTACCCGACATTGTAGTATTTGTTACTCTACCACCAGCACAGAACTTAGTATTAGGGTACTTCGAGTTATACATTATGTAACCGAAGGGAGCTCTGTAATAACAGGACTTCTGGTTATCCTTCTTGGTATAATACTCCTTCTTTTTGATAATAATAGCTACATAATCATCATCAGTTAAAGCCCAATCTCCCTCATTAGCGTCCTTCCAATGAACAAAGTCTATTCCATCAACAATAGCCTCATTCTTCTTATAGACCTTATAATGAGTAGGACCCCTGTCTTTGTGGTTTATCGTCACATTGTACAATCCTGCGCTCCTATCTCGCTCCCTAGCTATTTCTTATAAACACGCAAAAAGAACACCTTATAAAACCATACCCTTATTCTCTTTAATAAAGAATGGGATGGTTCTGAAGTGCCTAAATGCCTCTCTAGCCTGTCTAAGGAAGTCCTTATAGCAACATTAGTGCAGATAAAGGTTATACAGGTGAATGTGAATACACACATCATTAACCACCATGCATTTGTCTCTGCACTTGTGAATAACTCCCAAGTAAACCATTCTATTGATTCAAACATACTCTTTCCTTTCCTTGTTTAAAAATCTGGGACAAGCTTGTGTTTCCTTAGTATCTTCCAAGTTACCGCCCCATTTATAATGCATTCAAGCAAAAACTTCACCAGCTTATCACCACCATCATACCTGCCCCCTAATCTCCTAGGGGGGTATATACGGTCCTCATTCTTATATAACTCAATAACAAGCTGGGCTACCTCCTCGAATGTAATGCGTCTTCCCCACGCCTCAATAATCCAATCATCATCCCCCTTATGTCCCTTGACGTAGGTAATCCAATCAACGGGGCTTTTCGGTTGTATAGCAGGGAAATCTCCCCTAAACCCCGTATTATCAGCAGTTCCAACCACATCAAAGCTATCCTTAGTAAACTTAGTAAGATTCTCCCCATCCTCTCTAATCCATCTCTCATATGCATCTACTACCTCCTTATATCTCTTTTCACGCCTCTTTTGGGCGTTTAAACCACAGACTCCAGCCAAGTCATCCCAAAGCACCTGGTAATTCAGCTCACCATTGTCCCTGAGATAGCCTTGCACTGTTCTGTAATCAATACTGTCTTTGTTGTACACGGCGAAGCCTCCCCTTATTATATTTTATCTTGAACACCTAAGTGCAAATAAGAAAAAAATATTACAAAAAATGTAAAACCCTTTTACTATAAAACACAATACCTATTATTTACTTTAAGATAGATGCTCTAAGTGACGCCACATCAGTGCGTTACAAAAACTAGGGCTTTACGGCTGTAGTTCATAATTAATATTAAGGGGGTAATCCAAGGATTCACGGTAAAAAAAGTTTCAAAAATTACTGCAGAATGGGAGTACGGGATATACATCGCACCGTACCCGTCCGTTTTTCACGGCATGGGGCCTTGGCCCCAGTTGATATCAACACGCTGTGTTAATATCCCTTGGGACCATCCATGCATGAAAACTCGGACAGGTACTTAGTGCCCGGAGCCCCTGCTTGTTTCTGACAAGTATGGAGATACTAAGTATTTCCATCATTAACCCATCACTAACCTTAGGAAAAGGATATTAATATGTCAATGAACATACTTAGTATATCCAACACCAAGCAGGGCAAATTCGACAAGAAACTCAATGAGTTTACTGCCGAAGAGTACCGTGGAGACACGGTATACAGTAATAACCGTTTCAAGGTTAAGACTGACACTGCATCGGAATTCCCGGCAATGCTGTCCGCAGGACAGATAACCGAACTAGTGGCATTCGCCAAGAGTTCTGGCATTACCCTGAATACCGATGATGGGGACTATGAACTCTCACGGAGAGCAGAGCATCCCGAGAGAACTGAAGGCGTTATCAAACCAGCTTGTATAATCTGGTATTATAAGCCTGTTCAAGTCCCCCTTGGCAAGTTCAACTTCTCGAAGTAGAACTACTGGAACACTCAAACCTGTGCGTTGGG